GTTTTTTTTGATTATTTCTATAAAAACTTGTTTGTCAAGAAAACGCCAACCCATCATACTATCTGGATCACTTATAGGTACAGATAATAGATTACCAAATTGGTCTTCCATTATGTACATTAATTTGTTATTGTGGGTGTGAGAACTATCTGTAATCAACATACAATGTATCATTACACCTAATTCTAGATATATGTAGTATCCGCCAACTTCAAAGTCTTGGATATATTGTGGGGGGAGTGTTTTTTTGTGCTTTTCTTCTTTCTCTTCGCGATAGTCTGAAAGATTTATTATATTATTCATACAGGCTCTCCTGTAAGTCTTAATGGAAACTCATTTTCTTTAGCAGATTCTGATACTTCCCATATTTTTTGTTCTGCTAACTGAATGTCATAAACTCCTGCAACAGCATGACCAAACTTATGAACTTCAAACGTAATAGAATTAGCATCAATTTCAGTCTTGTTGAAAAATTCCATAAGAGTCCAAGTCACAAACTCCATAGGTGTAAAGTCATCATTATGATAGATGACCTTGAACAAGGGTGGTGGTTTTGGTGGTTCTCTTTTTTTCTTAGGCGGTCTGTCTATGACATCAGCATTACCCTTAGAATCTGTTTGTCCCATTATGGCATTAATTTGTCCGTATTAATAGTTAATTTTTCTGGAGCTCCTACTAATGGTGTGCGTGGAGCCTGCTGTTGTTGCTGTTGTTGCTGTTGTTGCATTTCTTGTTGTTTTTCTAATTGTTCTTTAGAAATAAAATCAGCATTAAATGAAACACTTCTTCTTTCTTGGTCACCTTCTGTTTTGAAGGGATATACACAATGTTGAAGATGAGAAGGAAATATAAAAAACTCTCCAACTTTTGGTTTCCATTTAATTAAATTACGAGTTAAGTTTGAACTAGCACCACCTGCACCGATAAACATAATACATCCGTCATCGTCGCGTTCTGGTTTTGTAGAAGGTAGAAATTCGGGAACTTTTAAATACATAACTGTTGAAAGTTTACATTCTGTATGAATATGAATAGGATTATATTCACCCTCCCATTGACTTATAATCCACGCACTCTTCATTTGAGTCAACCATTCGGTATCTTTAACTTTATCCCAATCTGAGGATGTTGCCTGCTGTCTTGTACAGGAGGCAACATATTCTCCGACACAATTCATTAACCAATTAAATATATTACCATCTTTACCAATCTTATAGTCCATCATCATTTGATGAGGAACGAGGGGCTCATCTTCTATCTGTCCTGCTAAATACTCCCCCCAATTTTCTCTTTCTGGATCTTGAAGTACTTTATCTGTAATCTCAATCATACCTTCCAGAATATTATCTGGTAGTCTTGTTCTCATTAAAACATCTGACCAAGGCTGTATAAATTCAACCTCTATTTGTTCTTGATAAATTCCTTGTTTCTTTTTGGCCTTTTCTTCAGCTCGTCTTTGTGCTCTATTCATATTCAAATCCTGTGAAATCACGTTTCTTAAATTTACCACCAGTTGCAATATCAAATGATGGTGTGTCATCTTCCTGACCAGTATCTACTAGTTCATCTTGAGCCGATTGATCTACATCAAAAAGTCTCATTTTAGACCTATCTATGCCAACAACAAATTTCTTATTGATAGTAGGATCATTGTATCTATTTTTCAATTGTTTAACCATTATCTGTCCAACTTCTTCCATTTGCTCAGTAGATATAATTGCAAACATAAGATCTGCAGTTGCAGGTAACCCAAAACTCTCTGAAGTGTCTTCCAAGCCAACATCAGTATTAGAATAACCTGAGCGAGTAGTCTGAGTAGCAGAAACAATAGGGATCTTGTTTTCCACAGCAAGTCCTCTAAGCTCTTCTGCAATTGATTTGATAAGCGTGTACGAATTGACATTAGCTCCAGACTTTATTCTTGATGAAGTACAAATATTCAGATAATCAACAAATATTATATCTGGAACGAAAGACCTTTTAAGGTTTAATTCATTCAATAGTGCACGAAAGTGATTCACACCCGCAGATGCGGTTGGATATTCCTTGATTATTAATTTTCCTTTAGTTGTTTTTTCAAGATTAGCTATCTTACTATCGTATAAATCTTTTGGTAAACTATGAAGGTCATCCACAGCAATATTCAAAAGATTTGCATCTATTCTTTCAGCAATCTTTTCTTCAGCCATTTCCAAAGTGATGTACAGAACATTCTTATTTTCAGAAAGACATGAAGCTGCAACATGACACATGAACAGGGATTTACCTACACCAGTACCTGCAAGACAGATATTTAATGTTTTTTGTGGAAGACCACCTTTGGTAATTCTGTTAAAGTAGTCAAGATCAAATGGTATCCTTTCTTCAACCCTATGGTAGTAATCGTAACGATCATCGCTGTCATCAATATAGTCATGACCAACATGAGGATCAAAACTGACCGAAAGGGCATCACTAAGTATGTCTGGAATGGCACCCTTGTCTGCTGTTGATTTTGGATTGTCAAGTATTGATATTGAGTCAACGACTGCGTTGTAGATGGCTTTGTCCTGACAAAATTTTTCAGTTGTGTCCAATAGCCAATTAATATCTGTATAATCTTCCGCATGAGAATCTATATCTTGTAGTAACTGAGAAGAATCTTTAAATTCTTCTTCGTTCATTTTAGCCTCAGAAAGCTCAATCTGTAAAGCTTCATGAGAGGGAAGTGAATTATATTTGGTTACAAAATTATTTATTTTTTCATAAAGAGTTTTATCTGAATGTTCTGTAAAATAATCAGTTTTCAGAAAAGGCAATACTTTTCTGGTGTATTCTTCATTTTGTAATAAGTTCTTCAGTATTACTATTTCTGTTCTCATTATTTGCAGTCTCCCATAATATTTCTAATAGTGATTCACCAAGTTTCTTTTCAAAAATTTCTCCTTCTTCATCGGTAAGTTTATGTTCTCCGATATTAGATGGTGCAGTAATTATATCATATTCATAATCACAATTAATAGAACCATCATCATTAAGTTTTGGATCAAGCTTAAAATTTTTATATTTAATTACTACATGATGAAAGGGGCCCTCAATAATTTGAATACAGAGATTTTCCTCATCATCTTCAGAGGGATTAGAACAAATCCGAAACCAACTATCCTTCAACTTCTTCGGCGATATCCTCGGTGCTAAATTCGGCATCACTCCCCTTTCCATATGAAAATTCTTTATCTGCTGCAGTCTCCAAACCATCCATAATATCATCTGTAAAATATTTTTCTGGATCTTTGTAAATTTGTTTTCCAAAGACTTTTGAACCATCTGGCATTTCATACCTTGTGGATACTTTCTTTATTATACCATACTTTTCAGCTAATTCAAGTAGTCCATAATATTTGCTGAGTCCTTCATCATAGGTTAAAAGAACATCTACCTTTTTATTTTCCTTAGTTAATCTTGACTTAAAGTTTTTACAATGAATGATATTACCAATTACATCTGTTCCATCTTTTTCTTTTTTCTTAGAAAGGAAAACGATATTAGATGCTGCATATTGTAGACCAGAACCACCACCCATAATATCTTGTGGAAACATAGCTCCAACTTGTTTGTATGTGTGATTAGTAACCAGTAGAGGTATCCCAGCCTTTGCAAGTTTGAGTGTCAATACTCTGAACACACCCTTTACGATTCGTGCCTTAGTCATATCCACTTTGTTCGCACCTTCAGTAATATCTCCAACTTCTTTAGCTGTAGATAACATACCAAGACTATCAAGACAAAGTAGAAGTGGTGCATCACCATTTTTCTCAATGTGTGCGTCCACTATTTTTGACGCCTGTTGGCCAAAGTCCTGTATAGTAGCAACTGGTAATTGAACAAATCGTTTTGTGTCTATGTTCCTTTCTTCAATCATTTCGGGGGTAAGAGCAGATTCAGACTCAAAATACAAAACACCACCGCTAGGATTATCTGTAAGAAACTGTTTACACAGCCCCAAGATAAAGAAAGTTTTTCCAGTTGCTGACTCACCTGCGAAAGCAGTAATCTTATTAGATGGTAAGCCTTTATTAATGCTTCCAGATAAGAGCGCATTAAGTATATAAGATCCAGTATTAATATATTCATTTACATTTCCTAGCATTCCATCTGCAACTTTGGAAGCATATTCGTTTCCAGCTACAGACAGTAGTTCATCAAGATAATCACTCATTATTTTTCCTTTTCATTATTTCAGCCATGATTAATAGTGCTTGTTGATTTAGTTGAGCTCTATCAGAATATATTTCAACTCTATCTCTTTCTGCTAATATTTCTTTATAGAACTCTTTTAGATCTTCTGTAAGCCAAGAACCATAATCCATTTCCATTTAATACTCCTATTATACCATATATTTTGTATTTGTCAAGAAAAGAATTCCATAATATTAGACTTCTTTTCGTGCTCCCACCCTATAGTTTGAAGCAGAACTTTCATAGGATCAAGAAAGGCCTTTTCAAATTGGCGGTCATAATCTATATAAGTTTCCAGTTTAAATTCTTTAGGAAGTTCATTTAACATAGGAATAGATGAATCACCAGTAGGATTTGGTTCTTTCAAATATGTATATTTAATTTTTTCTCCCTCTTGAATGATTGGATATTTCTTTGTTAGTTTATTCTTCTCCAGCATCATATTATAAATCAAAGATCCCTTAACATGAAGTGGAGTTGACTTTCTGTAAATAGAAGCTGAGTCTCTATATTTTGCAAGACCCTTAACAGATCTTGGAAATGAAACTTCTTCTGGTGGAAGAGTTTTAAATTTACTTTTGAATATTTCAATAAACTCTATAACTTGGTCTTCAGTTCCATTCATAATAAGTTTGAATGCATCCTTGAGTGCATTACGACAAGTCTCAGGAGTTGATGACTTGACAGCTTCAATCCCCATAATTTTTAGTTTGGGCTCTTCATACTGAACACCCTCAGAGTTATGAACATTCAGAATGTATCTTTTCTTTGCAGTCCAGATTCCGACATCAGCTAAAACCTCTCGTTTCATTACCATCTTTTGTTCAAATGCATTAACATATTCTGCCATTTCATCATAACAATTATCAATCACATCTTGTAATTTACCATCACAAACCTTGTCCATAAACTCTATGATTTTGTCCGTATCTGTAAGACCTACTTTATTGATGAATGTATCAAAAGCAACGTACAAAGAGTCAGTATCGGAAGCAATAACGTAATCTGTTCCATCTGTTCCTAATATTTTATTTAAGTATTGATTGACTGCTCTTTCAGCCCACCGAATAGAAAGTTGTCCAGCAACCGACACAGCCTCGGCATTCCTCATATCGTAAAACCGAAACCATTGATTACCAAGAGCACCATAAGCTGAGTTAAGAGCAATCTTTAAATTAATCTGCATATTGTGATACTGTGCCAACTTGTTAGTATCTGCAGACTTTCCTTTCTTCTGTTCCCCAATCATCTTCTTCTTATACTTCACACGGTCTGTATACATTTTCTCCATGAGTGCTGGAAGGAAACCTTGTTTCTTGCGAGTATATAAAGAACCATTTGGGGTCATAGTAAGATTGTTATCTTTGAGAAATTGAGTATTCAATTCCCCATCCAACATAGTCTCTACCATGACATGATGGCCACTAGAATCTTTCCTAGCCTCTGGATGAGTACCCCTAATAGTCTCAGGAGAAATATTATATTGCATTATCAAATGTGGATACAAAGAATTCAAGTCAAAACTACAAACCCACTTATGCCGACCTACTTGTGGGTCTTTCACATACGCGCCCTCATATGCCGAATCTTTAACCTCATGAGATTTTGGTGGAATTACAATATTCTGTTCGCGGAGATGATTGTAAATAATACAATCCCACATTTTTACTGGACTGAACACATCATTGAAATTACACTTGGCCATGTAGGCTAGTGAAATGATAAGTTCCATGAGTTTTAGTTTTTCCTCAAGTCTCTCAACCAAGACAACATCATGAACATTATAATCTACAAACTTTTGAAAATTTGTTTTGTAGAGTTCATGTAAAGAAGATGCCTCAGAATAATCAAGCTTCTTCTCTCCCAATTCTGTATAGGCAATGTGGTTCAAAGCATAAGATTCTTGATTGACATACATAAACTTTTTGTATGCATCTAAGTAATCAATACTTGCGAGTCCAACCAAATCAAATACTTGTTGTTTTCTACCACCCAATAAACTAACTTCAGTTTCCTTAAACCAACCCCAAGGCGAAAGACGATTTGCTGCCTTCTCTCCAAGAAGTCTTCGGATTCTATTCATAAGATATGGAATATCAAAGAAGCGAGAATTCCATCCTGTAACAATGTCTGGATAGTCTGCTGCCCAATCTGAAATAAATCGTTCAAGTAAGTTCTCTTCATCCATACAATGAATATATTCAACTCCATCAGAGGGAACATAATCACCACACGCATACACTCTGAACCTTCCATTCATCTTTATGGAAATGGCCAGAACTTCTTCATTGGCTTGTCTTATATTGGGAAATCCAAATTCAGAACTTGTTTCAATATCAATGAATGCTATTTTAATTTTGGATAAATCATAATCTATGAGGCCTGAATATTGGTCAGAGATAAAGGAATATTGAAACTGGTCAATTCCGAAAACATCACCACCATATTCTTTCATGGCTTGGCGAGAGTCCTTCATAGAACCCCATTTAACTGCAGCTACAGTTTTACCACTTAGGGTTTTCCATTGGGGATTTTGTGGTTTTTGTGATTGAACGTAAAGGGTAGGCTCGTAGGGAATCTTACTTTTGAAAGTCTCCCCACGATTATCAATACCTCGTAAAGCAATAAAATTACCATGAGGCTGAACATTGGTGTAAAACATTATAATTTATCTAGGTTATAGTATTTGATGTATTCAACTTCTAACTTATCTAAATTATTATAACACAATATGATGTGATTGTCAACCCATGAACGCCCACGATTTGCCCCTATTACAAATAAAATTTGTAAATAGATGAGCCACACATATTTCATATTTCCTCCTATGCGAGAAGGCCTGTCTTATATTGGGTCTTCCCATTAACTCTTAGAGCCGTCATTGTTTTACTTCGGTTACTCCCATCAAGAACGTAAGAGCAATGTATCCATCCACTATTTGGGTCAACTCCATCATAAAATTCTAAAATTAGCTGATCAAATACTAGATTCTTTTCAATCCATTTTGCGAGGTCTGGATTTGAAATTTTTGTCGATTCAAAGTCTGCTGCTTGACCATTACAATGCTGACTTGTCTTTGAACCGCCTACTGCTTTATTTAATGCTGGTGAACGATATCCGCTGTTGATACGAATAACTCCAAATTCATCTCTTATCGGTTGTAGAATAAAATTACAGAGATTAACTAAATTAATAACGTGTTCTCTTGTAGCATCATTTGAGATTCCCAAACGATCAGCAGTAGAGCTTTTTATCATTTCTTGATACCCAAAGTTTTTTGTCAGGTGTCCATTATAAATTGGTATCTTGACTGCCATAATATTCCTTTACTGTTTTCTAATATCAAATGACCCTGTAGACGGATCAAATTTTAAAACAACTTTCATTTCTATTGGCATAAAATTGCCATCTTTCATCTGTACAGGAAGTTTACCTTCTACTGCACCTTTAAGAGCATCTTTTGCATTCTCAAATACATGAGATTTGTCGCCCTTTATAATTTTATCTAATTCTTTTTTTGCGTTGTCTGGAAGTATATCATCTAACATCTTTTCAACGTGTTCTTCTGCCAGATCTTGAGCTTTATCAACTACTAATCCAGCAACTACATTAAATAGCATTCCTGCAAGTGGTAACATAATTTTTCTCCTACTAATAATTTAAAACAAAAACCCCCTACTAAAGTATATATTAGTAGAGGGTTGGAGAATCTACTTCTTCTTATGTTCAATCACCGATGGTGATGAAATAGGAATGATGCGAGGTTTCTTTTCCTCTGGAACTATTTTCTCCAAACTAATGTTCAAAAGACCATTAGTGAACTCTGCATTTTTGACAACCATGTCATCAGATAGAGTCCATGCCTTAGAGAAGATCCTTTTGGCGATCCCTCTATGAACATACTGCTGTTCCGCAGTATCTTTAGATTCTTTTGAACGTACTGTGAGAGTACCATCCGATACTTCAACTTCAATATCATCTTCAGAAAACCCTGCAAGGGCTATCTCAATGATATAATTATACTCATCCACCTTACGAATATTGTATGGGGGATATCCTGTATCTTGTTGAGTAGGGGAGTGCATCAGACGATGAAACATAGAATCGAATCCTACGGAAAGACCCATAAAACGTTCTAAGTCGCCTGCTGTGAAATGTGTGTGATGTGCTAATTGTACCATATTGCCTCCTTATATAAGCAAGGTTATAAAATAATCCCCACCCCCTAGCACGGGCGATGGGTAAGTTTAAGGTTTCCTTAATTGGACAACCTCAATCGTGCCAACCTTCTCCTTTGAGGAAATGATGACAGCGATGTTTTAAAACAATCCAAATCAATATTATTAATGAATCTGCAGCATAACTGCCTTCTTTCACTAACAATGTGTATTTTGTCTTCACCACTATTTATACTCCATTTTATATAATTATACTAAGTTTTGACAAAAAAGTCAAGTTAAAAAATTGAAATTAATAACCATTCTAATTTTTTCATCCGTACAAGAAGTGCCACGATGTTTCGTTTCTTCTGGAAATGAAACAATTCTATTTGCAACACTTTCAACTTTCGTTCCATCCTCAAATTCTGTATATCCATTATTGGTATTCATATACAAAATTAAAGTGGTATAAGGTATCACTCCCATATTTCCACCAACATCAGTATGAAATGAATTTAGTTCTATTTTCGGTGTTCTTGTGAGTAGATTGGCCTTTATCCGAAATATCTCTTTAATTCTTATTCTATTTAAAATAGGACTGAGTACCCCATAATGTGTAGAAGTTGGGCCCAGATTTTCTTTGTAAAAACTATGAGTGAATTGGAATTTATCTTCATCATCTGCATAATCTATTGCATCATTATAGACCCAATTAAAACTCCCACCAAGCATTGTATTTTTTAAAACTTGAAAAGATTTTGGATCTAGAAAATCATCTAGAATCACGGGCTTCATATTAATTCAGTTTAAATCGTCTATCTACTTTTCTAATATTGTTTTGACCTTGATCGTAAATATATACTTCTTTGATTGGCCCATCAATATTCTTGTCCCAATAGTCTAAAAACTTAGTTATGCGTGGAAACTCTGGTAATTGATCTTCTGTCTGCCACACGAATTCGTTCACAATGTGTAAATAATCTGGAATATAATATACTACTTGAACGGATGCAATTGTCCATTTCTTTATAATATAAGTCAAGATTATTCCTTTCCTGTTGAACCGAATCCTCCATCTCTGTCAGTTTTTCTTTCTGGCCGTTCATCGAGCTCCAACAACACGTGCTGTTTCTCTAGAACTAATTCTGCCTGACAAATGCGTTCTCCGTTGGTTACAAATTGTTGATATCCACTTATGTTGTATATCATCATGTAAACTGGCTCCACATAATCAGAATCAATAATCCCTACATTATTTGCAAGAGTTAATCCATGTTTCAATGCAAGACTTGATCTTGGATATAAACGAATAGAATGATTGCTTGGAATATCAAATATCAATCCAGTAGGAACTAACATTCTTTCGTTTGGGTTGATTTGCACCCTTCCTTTTACTACTTTTCTCTCTCTGATCTCTATATCTTGATCATCATGACTTATGTATGCTCTTGCTACCGAATCTTCTGGTAGATAAGAGTGCAAATCAAAACAGGCCGAACCTTCTGTGGCACGAACAGGATCTTTTACTGCCGAGTCTAATTTGAAGTAATATAGATCACTCGTCATTCTCATCAGCATCCCTCTTATTCCCAATATTATATTTTGGAGTTAAATCCCATTCATCCTTTTCTTTGAAGGACAAAATCTTTAACTGGCTCAATGGAACTGTAGGATCTGCTGATTTATCTGGTTCGACTAGAGTAATTAATTCCCATTCAGAGAGTAGATTTGCAATACTGTTTCTTCGTGCTTGGTCATTCTCTGTGAAATTAGTGGTCTTACCATCTAATGCAAAAAGTTCTTTAAAATGTACTATGTAATATTTTCCCTGCTTGTGCAGGATGTGACAAGATTGAAATAAAGTTTTTTCTTTGCGTGATGCGATTCCTATACGTGTTAAGGTTTCTCGTACCTTTAGGAAATCATCTGCTTCTTTCAACTTCACTTCAATCATCGCTTGGATGAGTGTATCGTTCATGTTGTTCCTTTCAATCCACCTATATCAATTTGTTGTTTAATAATGTTCAGTTGCGAATCATTAAGCAAGGTTGAATAGTCTCTCGCCTTTTCATAATTGCACTTGTAATAACTCTTGATTATATCAAGAATTTCATTATTCTCTTTTTTCCTTTTCAACCATTTACCATATCTTTTCTTTGGTCTAATACTATTTAGAAAAAAGTCAAATTGAAGTTTGTGATCTGCATAACTACGAAAGTTCATTTCGTTTGCATATAATGCAGTATCGTGATTGAAACTTAGCCCCCTATTCACGATAAAAGGTTTGTATTCCTTCTCCAACTCTGGTGTTTCATCCATGAGATTCTTCTTCCCATAGTTGATTTGATTTATAAATTCAAATGGGCTCATGAGAACTCACATTCTGCCATCAACTCTATCAGGCAAGCAACCAAGTTAATCTCTTGGTCTGCAACAAATGCAGATTTATACTGATAATCTGCAATAATCAAGACTGCTTGAGGAATAGACCCCTTATCGACAACTTCATACAATTTATCGTAGATTTTACGATACACAGATGCAGGATCATTATCAACATTTGATGTGACCCATTGTCTCATATTAGGGAAATTCTTTTCTCTCAGAGCCGTAACTAATTGATTGAGGTTCAGTTCTCCTATATTTGCAAGGATTCCCGAATCAATAGTACCAGATGTAGAATATCGTTGCATCTCATTCAACACCCTTCTGAAATCTGGAAAGTGTTTGTTAATCAGAGCTGCAATTACATTCTTATCATGTTCAACGTTTTCTTCAGTAAGAATAACACCACAACGGATCATGAATTGTTGTGCAATTGCTGGTTTTTCACTTTTTGGAGAAGAGAAATCCACTACTGCACATCTGGAATGAATTGGTTCAATTATACGATTCTTGTAATTACAAGTGAATATAAAAGAACAATTGTCTGCAAACTTTTCTATAAATCCCCTCATGGCCGGTTGAACCGAATCTGGATTCATATAGTCTGCCTCATCAATGATCACAACTTTTCTTCCACCCTGTAAGGAAATAGTAGAACAGAATTGTGTCATTTTAGTCCTGAGAGTGTCAATCATTCTACCCTCATCAGAACCATTGATGATAATATAATCAGAATTTGTCATATCACAGATTGCCCTGGCAACTGTTGTCTTACCAACACCAGCAGGGCCCGTGAACATGAGATTGGGAACTTTTTCTTCCTTGACTAAATCTTCAAGAGTTCCCTTGATCGTATCAGATAAGATACATTGATCGATGGTTTTGGGCCGATACTTTTCGACCCACAAGAAATTATCCATATCAAAAAACCTTTCATAGTGTAGTTGAACTTATCCCTCAAAAGTAGAGTTCTGCTCGAGTGCAATCCAATACTGTAACGAATCTGTTGTCCTATTGAAATGGGAAATTCGTTTTGATGATAGTTTCACATCATAAGTTCCTTCCATAATTTTATTCAAGTTTTCAGTCTTGAATATCATTCGGAAAGTTTTATCGGTAGGGCCGACACCAGTTGAAAATCGATCTGAAGATGTATTTCCTGTATCAGATACAACTAATCGAGTTTCAGTTCCATTACCTTCTACAACTACTTCTGGAAGTCCAAGAGTGTTTGCAGCGTTAATGGTCTTTTTGAATACATCTTTTTCAAGAGTGAATTCAACATCTGGATCTGGAAAGGAAATATCTTTCTCAGGTGGTGTTTGAAACATTGAACTACTTCCACAATATCGATATTGTGCCTCGTGCGAAGGATCTGAAATAGTCACACCTTCTTCTGTAAAATCCAAATCTGGATCATTGAACAGAGACAGAGTTCCAAGAAAACGATTTAATTCGTAAATTGGAAATGTCTTTGGGAAGTCCTCACTAATCTCTACTGAGGCGAGAATAGTGTTTAATGGGGAAACAGTTCTTAACAGATTTCCCTCACGAAATTCCAAACTTTGGTTTATAGTAGCGTAATTTTTCAAAAACCCTACTGTATTTTCACTTAACTTCATCGTGTTCTCCTTGAGTTTCACGTTTGTAATGGTTATCATGTAGGTATAACATAATAATAACATAATGAGCGACTTTTGTCAAGTCGTTTCTATTAAATCCACCCTTTTTTCCATACCTTTGAGCGTATTTAATTATATTACCGATACAGAAACCTTCACCATGTCCTGCATCAGAAATAAATTCTGTTGACTGTATTTTGTTTTGGGCATAATGGGAAGTATAGGTCTTATCTATTGAA